AGCAAGTGATGGAACATGTGAGAAGTTAATCTCGTCCCAGCGCTTGGCACACATCAGAGACTCAACAACACGAGTCGAACCAACAAGAATCTGACGATACTCCTTTGGAGAGAGCATCATGAACTTGCGCAGTTCGCTTGCGTTCTTTAGCTTCTCCATCTTACCTGGAGTAGTTGACTTCTTGCTTGATGCAAGACGTGGAGCCCACTTTGCGGCAAGACCGTCACCATTCATGAGTGCGTCAGCAAACATGCGGAGTGCATTTTTGCGGTTAGCAGGATCACGATATGCAAAGAGGTCGTCCCAACGGCCAAGTTCTGGAACCTTGTGCATGATGCGACCAGCTAGTGCTGGGCTCTGTGCTTCGAGTGAACGAAGAAGATTACGGAAGGTCTGGCGCTCACCAGCACCGGAACGGACGTCACGTGCCCATAGAAGAACACGAACAGCTAGGTTCTCATCTTCTGCAAGTGCAGCGGAGAACGAAGGTGTCAGGTCACGACCACGGCTTGAACCGATCTTACCGAAAAGGTCAAGGACCTTAGAGTCGGAAGTTGCCCATGCCTTCATACCGTTCTCGGTACGAGATACCTCCGCTGATTTTTGATTTGCAACTGCTTGTGAAAAAGTAGCCATAATGTAGTTCCTTCCAGGTTAGTTTTTGTGTTTTCAATATAAACATTATTAGGTTCTGCGGAACCTAACCTTTGGATGTTAGTTTAATTTATACCAATTCTTTGGGTTTGTCAACAGATTTTTTAGAGTACACTGTAAAATAAAAATTTGTTTCTGCCATATCGTCTTTATATCGCCAGAACATTTCTTTTTTCTTTTGGGGTAGTGTATCGAACCATTGCCAGAATTGTTGCTTAAATTCTAGATATTCGGGGTGTTTTCTGTCCATTTACTTCACAGAGTTATGTTTACATTTATATCAGTATTTCTGAAAATGTATTATTAAATTTAAATTAAATGTGACTATTAAATGGTATTATATTTCATACACGATTATGACAAGACCATTTCCGCCCTTGCCAGACGTTACGGCGGATTCAGTTGCTACACCGCCGCTTCCGGCTCCATACGTAGGAGATCCTGAAGCACCGGATCTATTCCCATCAGACGCATCAAAACTCAGAATAGCCGACCCTAAGAATGGTTGTGACCTATTACTTGCGTAAGTCGCGATTGTAGGATATGCGCTATATCCTGAAACTTTAATACCGACTGTAGTTGCGCCTGTTGTGGAACTTACAGCAGTGCCGGCATCAACACTTAAGAATCTTGGAGCTCCGCCACCCGCAGCAGATGTGCGCACATCACTTCCACTTACGCTGTATCCTCCTCCTAATCCTCCGGTAAGATTTAATGTATTACCACCAGATGCAGATCCACCAGCACCACCGCTTCCAGAAGTTGAGTCTCCACCGCCTGATGTTGCTTGAGAACCCTGCCCGCCTAGGCCGCCCGACCCGGTCATATTTAAGCCTAGTCCTATAAAACTAGATGCAGTGCCAGCATTTCCACTTATAGCATTTCGTTCTCCACCAACGCCGACTCCAGTTCCTCCAGCTCCAATAGTAACAGTAGCAGAACCTGAAGTTGTTCCTGGTATAACACTATATGATACACCGCCGGCTCCGCCGCCACCAGCCCCAGCAACACCGTCGGTATTACCAAAAGTACCTACGTTTCTTGCAGGCCAACCCATTCCGCCAGAACCGCCAGCCCCAATAGTAAAGATATGAATAAATCTAGCAAGATTAAGTTTTGGGGTCCATGTCTTTGAAGCCGTAATTGTTTCGACTACAACAAAAGTTTTTTCGTAGGTCGTGGACATAGATATTGGTCCATTTGTAGGTAGACCACTTGCCAACCCATAATACTCGGACAAACTAATCGGCGCGACTCCGCCAAACTCAGTTTGTATCTCGGTCATAGTTAATGCACTTCCGCTGGGTTTAATTGACACGGTTTGTATTCTTTCTAGTTAGTGTGAGATTTCTATATTGATATATTTATACTATACAGCAATCTTCCAAAACCTTCTTGCGAATTACTTTATGAAGGCCTGGGTTAACAACAAGCGCTTTGGGAACAATTTCGTGACGGATGAAGTTGCGCATATATTTTGTATCTTGATTTGAAGAGTCTTCGATCCAAGGGACATTATTATTTCGGCACCAGTTTGTAAATTCGGATTTTTGATTTAGTCTAAATGGACGAATAACATTCCTATGTGAATATGGAATAATTCTACCGTTACCATTTAATGAATTAAAAATCCAAGTTTCGACACAATCATCTAAATGGTGACAAGTAATAATTGGATGTGGGTAATATGAATGAAACCACTCATATCGCTGAGTTCTCCAATATTCTTCCCATGAATCTGATTTGGCTTTTGAATTTGTCAAACCGCCAATATCTAGACTCATACGACCAAATTCAATACTTTGTAAATACTTATCTTTCAAAAACTCAAGAGCTTCACGAGAAGTCTCAGTTCCATGGTCAAAAAACATAAGGTTGACTTTATGATTCTTCATCAAGAAGTCAACAACTGCCATAGAGTCTACGCCACCAGAACAGGCAACGTAGACTTCACGATCAAGTTTACCTTGAATTTGGATCATTCAACTTCAAACCCATCTTCTTCTGCTTGTTCAAGTAGAGTACGAATATAGTCAAGATACTCTTCGATAGTCATATCCATGTAAGTTCTCCATTCCTTATATTTTCATATTATACCGATTCGGGCGTTATGTCAACACTTTTATGTTTCTATAACTCGTTTTCTCAAGTCACTAGAACTAAACCGATGATCTCTAGTATTGAAGTATAAGCGAATACCACGTTGTTTACAGATTTCACGAGCTGTAAAATCTTTATTCTTGTATTCTTCGCCTAAGATACGAACAGTAATTGGAAACATCTGTGTAATATCTTCCAGATCTTTCTCTGTTTGATAGCATATAACTTCATCTACATACTTTACAGCAGATAATTGTACATATCGTTCAACCAATGTTTGAATTGGTTTATTCTTTTCTGGCCTGTCAATAGTTGGGTCAGTTTGCAAGGCAGCAATTAAATAGTCACACTGTGTTTTTGCTTCTCTCAACATCATAATATGACCAGCGTGTAGCAAATCAAAACACGATGTTACAAGTCCGATTTCTTTCATTTATTCCTCGCGTATCATCAAGAGTGAATTGTATGTATCTAACCAACTATTAACATTAATAGAGTAATCACACAGTATTGCAGCGTCATAATCGTTACCACCAGGGAAGATCTGATCGCCAAAATAATAAATTATATCTGTTTTTTCTGTACGTATTTTACTTATGGCTTGTGATTTACCAAAACCTTTTTTAAAGATATCTAAACCTGTTTCACCACCGATATATACATCTATATGATCAAATTTATCTTTTATCTTATTGTAAAATAGTTTTCGTTCTTGGGTTTTACTGTCCCAATCAACATATTGTTCTCTCTGTTTAAATGAACAATTTCTACCCGGTATCGAGAAATTAACCATACCTTTTCTAAACTCGATATGATTGCCTGTTTTCTCTGGAAATTGTGATTCATCTAGAAGTATTTCAAGATAATTTACAATTTCTTGATCTGGTTTCCAATTACTTGAATACACTAGATAATTTTTATTCCATACTTCATTACCTGCACAATTGAATGAAAGCTGCGCAGAATTAAATATAGTTTTACCGATTTGTTCTACAGTTTTTGGCTTGTCACTTCCTGTAACAAAATATACTAAATTTGTTTCACAGAATGTTTTAAAAAACTTTGCAAAATCTTTTTCTATAACTTTACGAGATTGCGTAAGAGTACCGTCAACATCAAATACAAATTTTCTAGTCAAGATGTTCAACATATCCACAGTGATTTATATAATCATGGATTGTTTCTAGTGATTCTTCCATATGATCAAACCTATGGCTCCCACCTTCAAACCGCTTCATCGGGAATTCTTTTAGAACTAATTCTGTTCCACCAGATCCAATAACTTCATCACCCATATCCAAAAGAACCAAAGGAAGATATTTGTAAGTTTTATCTTGCCCGTAGATATACTTCGAATTGTATGTATCAACAACTTCACTAGTTAAAACATTAGTGATAGCTGTATGATAGTTTGTTGTTATAACACCTTCATACCTACGAAGCATTGAACTAGGATCATAACAAGGGTTAATAATAACCGAAGGACATCCATAATGCTTTCCCATTTGCGCCGCCCAGAAACCGCCAAGTGAGGTTCCTACGAAAATAACTTCATCCGACCGATCACTTGGTACTTGAGATGTGATGTATGAGAAAATTTCATCATATGATACATAAGTATCATATGTGATACCGATTACTTCTCCTAGAGAAGATAGTGTTTTTACTTTACTTGCTTCTGGATCAAAAGCAGAATTAAAGCCGTGAAGGTAGATATAGATCATAATATTTCTCCGTATAGAATCAGTATATACTATACTTACTTAAATGTCAACTAAAAATTTTTAAATTCGGAGTTCCCATAGAAACTTTTAGGTGCATTTCTCCGCCAAGTTCTCTTACATAGAAATACGGTTTTAATTGTGGGAATTTATCATAAGTAAATTTATCTTTGACATCCAAGTTTTGCACGCCAAACTTTTCGACATGAAGTACTTTCTCTCCAGAGATTTTTTCCAATTGTTCTGGTGTAAACAAAAATCGTTCCAGTGTTTCCCAAGGAACTGCTTTCATCATAGTTCCAAGTGCAGGGCCAGATTTTTCTCCATATGAAACACCAAGAGATGCTTTGAATATATCACCAACTACTTTTTTACCAAGATCAGACCCATCAGTAGCAATAGCAACAGACTTTCGGCCACCTTTGTCTTTGTAAAATACTGCGGCAAGTACTTTATCACCTTTAGTATAAAGTTTCCAAAATGGAATATTATCAATCATATCTTGCTTTGAGTTAAAACCATTACCTTTAACACCGCCAATTGGAGCATATGATTTTTTCAGAATTTCCCATGTTTGATCAGCCCAGAGTTCTCTCTGAGTTATTGATGATGGTCCTATAAAATTCTTGTAATTTTCAGAAAGAAAATCTTTAAAAGAAAGCATGAAAAACTCCAGTTATTTTTCACTTATTTATATGAATCGTGTATTTCTTGTGCGCATGCTTTAATAGCATCTAGATCTTGTGTTGGAGAAATTCCAGAGAACGCATCCCAATACATAACATCATCATAAAAGATACGAAAGTCACCTGATTTTGCGGCAGGTGACTTTGCTAGATACATTGGTAGTTTATCGTGGTGAACCCATTCAAGCATTCTTATCTCCATAAAAAGTTCAGGCAGCTTTCACCGCCCGAACTCGTGCTTTAAACATACCGTCCTTGATCCGTTCTACATTAGTTTCTCCGTCAGGAAAAACATCAGCAAATTTTACAGACTTGACTCTATGCCAAATATCCAGCAGTTTCATCAGATGGACAGTAGACTCATTTTCTGAACCCAGACGACCATTATGATCACAAACACCGACAGACCACAGCAGAAAAACAACTTCTGGGTCATTAAATGCACCCATATCCATAAACATATTAACAAATGTCTTTGGATTCAGTGTATCCAGTTTGTGCATGTGCATGTGGTACCGAGTGGTTTTCATCACTCGATCCCGCATCTTTGAAGGGACGGTCAGGCGGTCACAGAAGTTTTTGGTAACAGGAACACCAGACATTTCGTGACCGTAGTGCTTTGGCAGTTGATCACGTGGTGTCAGACCCTTACCAAAGTCATGTACCAGACATGCCAGTCGAGTCTGCAGATCAAAACCTTTACGAACGGCTTGAGTCAGAACAATCATGGTGTGTTCGTATGCATCACCTTCTGGGTGCCAACGGCGTGACTCCAGAGCAGTCTTCAGTCGATACACTTCTGGGAACAGAACATGCAGTGCATCGCACTCCAGCAGAGTATCAAAGAACAGGCGAGGAAATTCCTCTTCCATTGCCCGTGACAGTTCCTTCCAGACACGTTCGGCAGTCAGTTCATTCAGGACACCAGCTTTAGCCATTTTAGCAACCAGAGTTACAGTTTCTGGAGCAACAGTCCATTCCGAACCCAGACGAGCACGGAATCGGGCCAGCCGCAGAACACGAACAGGATCTTCCTCGAAAGCATTAGAAGTGTGCCGCAGCACTTTGGCATGCAGATCATCTTTGCCGCCGAAAAAGTCATGAACCAGGAAACTGCCGGGGTTATCTTCCTCGGCTTCAAATGCCATAGAATTGATAGTCAGGTCTCGCCGTCCCAGGTCTTCCTCCAGTGTCACGTCAGTTCCAAATTCAGAGGTAAAGCCCAGGTAACCAGTCCCAGTCTTTTTCTCCCGCCGAGCCAGTGCATATTCATCACCGGTTTCGGGATGCAGGAACACAGGAAAATCTGCACCGACCTGAGAAAACCCAGCAGCCAGCATGTCAGAAGGAGATGAACCAACGACAACATAGTCTCGGTCCTTGGGTTCCAGACCCATCAGCATGTCACGGACGGCGCCGCCTACTAGGAAAACAGATCTAAATTCTTCAACAGTTGGTGTTTTCATTTTGTTTCCTCTACCTTATAGAATCAGTATAAACTATTTGATAGCATTTGTCAACCCTTATTAGTATATTTTTCTTGTAGTTTCAAAAATTGTACATATTCAGCAGCATCTTTTGCTGCTTGTCTTGTTTTCTCTTTTTCTTTTCTAGCAAGATCAGCATTTTCCAATTCATTTTCGTAGTTTCGCATAAACTCATCGGAATCAGCAAATTTATCTACATACATATCATGTGAGATACTACCGCTACCTCCTTGATATGAATAAGAACCATGCAGTTCAAAAATAACCATTGTCTAACGTAAATCGATCATAATAATACTTTTCACGATAACCAGACGAGTATTTTTGTTCCAGTTTTTCGATACGATCAAAGAGTGAACTTGCAGCTTGATCTACGATTGCGTACTCATCAGCAAAGTTTGCAAGTTGTTCCTTATTCATCATTGATTTGACTCACTTTTATTTTGAAGCAATTCACCGGCATCACCACGGAAGTCAATATCGGATAAAATTTCCTGCGGCTTGAATGTTACACGGTGATGATAGACACTCACGTTAGCAGTTTCAAGTTGTTCAGCAAAATAGGTCACGTTGTCAGACAAACCGAGGAAGTGCTTTTTGAAAGCATCGCGACCGATCTTGCATGTCACTTCCAACTGAGTAGTCTGATCTTCAATAGAGCACCGACCTTCGATTGTCAACATATATGTATCTGTAATACCGTTATAGAATACGATACGGCGGTCAATTTCAAAGTTGTCAGCAGCTTTTGAAATATTGTATGATGCCACTTGTGCATCATCTTGGCAGCCAGCAAGAGCAAACAGTGAAGTTGCAGCAAGAGCAGTAAGAGTTAGTTTATGCATTATGTCGTTTCCTTTTATACCCGTCAATGATGTTGGTGTATTTCTGTTTTTCTTCTGATGTCAAAATAAGTTCTGGGTCATAATCGTCATCGTATAAAGATGCGACTTCCATTGGTCTTTTTATTTGATTTTTGTATGATTCCATACTTTTTCTTTTATCTGAAGAAGATGATTGTGTTCTTTTACACTCGGTGCATTCGTGATGATGAGTTCTGAATTTTACAATTAAGTAGCCATCACTCACCTTTGGAGTCCAAATTTCTGTTCTAGAGCTTTCTATAAACTTTGTGAAGCAGTCATTGTATGTGCAATCGACCTTACCAGTTTCTGGATTTATGTATTTTACATTTTTATTATTTGGTAACTTTTTCAGAGCCATCATTCAAACTCACATAAAAGTTCTTCATAAAATAAACAATCATTTACATATTCTGGATCATAGTTATCCAAATTGTAGATTGATTCTAGATATTGCTGATGTGCATGAAAATCACGTTCAGCTTCGAGATGAGCAGCAAGTTCTTGATCTGGTGACATACCACAAGCAGACACAAGAATAACAGCGACAAAGGCAATGTATTTCATTTTGTTTCCCATTCAAGCAAAAGCAGTGTCAAAGCAGACTTGTCCATATTCACCGAGAGTGAATGCACCTGCTTCAAATAGACCGGCAATCATTTTAGCATCAGTTTCGTTATTGATGTAGAGTTCGTCAATTTCAACTTCATCTTCAACTAGAGTAACAGTCCAAGACCAATCTTCGGTTTTGACCCCGTTGCGCCGAACTTCAGCCCATTCTTTTTCAACAGTTGTCATACGCATTAGCATTCACCCCGAAATTGACGAAATCCGACAGACCATTCAGCATTCCTACGAGCAGCATCGAAAGAGACAAAAGGTCCTGCACTCGTAAACTTATCATCGAGTCGACCTTCGGGTGTGTAAACCATCCACGTATTACGGTCATATTGAGCGGGTGCAACACCTCGGACAATTCGTACTTCTCTGAGAGAATTTGTCGCTACAGCAGTGGTTTCATCAAGAGTTTCGAAGGTCATCATGTTTCGGTTCCTTTATCACCTTATAGAATCAGTATAAACTATTTGAAAACATTTGTCAACCGTTATGATGAGTGACTGCCAAAATTTGCCAACCATGCTGCAAATACAGTATCGTGCGTGGATACAGCAAGAAGTTCTTCAACATTCTCGCATTCTGATGCTATTTCACATTGCTTTTTAAATGACGTATTATATACTATAGCAAACAATTCAGCTTTAAGTTCAAGATACATAATATTCCGTAGTTCTTCTTCTGCACTAATTCCAAATATTGGTGGACTATCAAGACTTTCGGAAGTATATTTTACTCTAAGATGAACTGTTTTACCGTCAACTACTACTGAAAATGTATAGATTTTCAAACCATCAGATAAATTCTCGTGAGATATAATTGGATATTTGATACCACTTAATTCTATTTCAGTTATCATTGTGGATTTACCTCAAATTTATTTGTAATTTTTTCTTTAACGTCGTTACATGTATCATCAACATCCCAATTATTCTCAAGTGCAATTTTGTGTCTCTCAGAAACTACTGAAACACATTCCTTTGCAATCAAACTTGCAAATACTTCGAGGGCATCTGAAAACTCTCGATTCTCTTGCCAGATGCGCTCTTTGTTTCCATTTGCCCAAGGTCCTTGGACCATTCCTGCCTCTTTGGCAAGTTTTGTAATTAAATTTTTGTTCATCATTCACGAATCCTATAAATATCTGAGGTTTTGCGTCCATCTAGTTTAGTAATTACTTCATGACTATGATCTTTATGATCATTTGGCCAATCATATTTAGAATCTGGTGTCTTAAACTCAATCCTAAAAGAATATTTAGTCTTAATTAAACGACCTTCCCATTACATTGGCCGCAAAATTCATTCCAATAAGTATAATCATCTCGATGATAATCAGTTATTTCACTTTTTTCAGATATACCTTTGCCCTGACAATGTGAGCAAACTATTATATCTACAACTGATTCCCATTTAGGTTCTATTTTCATCTCGTGTCTCCGATTTTGCTGCAATATATGGATATAGAGTCTTACCTTGACGATTCAGGAAAAATTCGGCTGCAGCCAAGGCAGAACCTCCACGTGAGGATGAAAACATAGTGTGGTTCGATGACCATTCACGAGTTTCAGTCATAAGTTCTTTAGCTTCTTCGTGCGATACAAGTTTCATTTTTATTCTCCGTAGTGTTTCAGAAAGTTATTCATGTATACCCGAATATTTTCAGCACCGACTGGGTTCTTGGAATGAACCTTGAACTCAAAATCATCTGGTAACTGAAGACCATCCATAATCATATCACAAAGTTTTCGTGCAATCTCATAACCAGTCTTTTCGCCGTCACCAAGGTCATGGTCAAAGCTGATCATTTGTGGAAAACCAAATGTGACTACAAGTTCAAGAACATCAAGCCAGTTTCGAGCAATAGTCCAGTCACCGTCACGATAAAGTGCTTGATCTTCCCAAGGTCCCCATTTTACATCCATGGGAACTCGTTCATCATCAATGAAAAGATTATAGGTCATTACAAAATTCTCCATTGATGATATTCAAACGACTGTTGCCACATATACTTTTCTGCTTCTGCATAATCAGAAAAGGCTCTGACACCTGTCCAATCGCCATCTGCATACCGAGGTTTGCACTCCACAAGATACATCATTAGATGATTCCTTTTCTACCTTATAAATAGATAGTATACCGATTCTTCACATATGTCAACGGAAATGAAATGATAACTAATTATTTTTCCCCACTAGAATTTATCGTGTCCGTCAAGAGATTACCGAACACCGAGTTCTTTACACAGAGAACACAGATACCTGGTGTATCTGCAGCACCAATTGTTAATCCAACACCATTTAACAATATATTTGAAACTCCAGATAAATTGACTTATGATAATTTTAACTTTTCATTTATAATAGATGAGAAAATGAATAATTATCTTGAGATTTATAACTGGATTAAAGGTGTTACATTTCCGCAAAATTTTGACCAATTTAAAACAATAAATGAAAGCAAAGAAGGTAGATTTTCTGATATTTCAGTATTGGTATTAAACAGCAGTAAAAATCCTTCTATTAATATTACATATAGAAATTGCTTTCCAATAAGTCTTTCAGAAATAAATCTTGATACTACATCCTCGGACCTAGTCTATCCAGAGGCAACTGTAACATTTCAATACGATTATTATGAAATAGAACAGCTTTAAGTAGTTGACTTTTATTAAAAAGATTATATAATATATAAAATAGATTTATAGTATGGAGACTTCAATGACACTGGAAGAATTAAATGAAATGTGGGCTAAGGATGCAAAGATTGATGAAGTTGTATTAGGTCATGAAGCTCTTAAAATACCGCAGTTACATAACAAATATTACACATTATATAGTAAAGAATCTCTGAGATTCAAAAAATATAGAGCCGATTTAACTCAACTAGAACATGCCAAATATGAATGGTACACCGGAACAATGGCTGAAGAAGACATGAAAACCCGTGGCTGGCGACCAAATTCTCTCAAAATTTTAAGAGCTGATGTAAATAAATATATTGAGAGTGACCAAGATGTCATTAACTTGAGTCTCAAGATTGACTATCATTTGCAATTAGCAAATTATCTTGAGGACATTGTCAAACAAATCAACAATAGAAACTTTATGATTAGAGCAGCTATCGACTGGGCCCGCTTCCAGGCTGGGGGATATTAATATATTATGGCAGACGTAGTAACTATTGAGTACTTTAACGATGTACATATGAAGGTCATAGGTGATCCTGGTATTCGTCAAGAACTATCCCAGTATTTCTCATTTAGACCACCTGGTTATCAATTTACGCCAGCATATAAAAACCGAGTTTGGGATGGATTTTTTCGCTTGTATAATCCAATGCGGCCACTTCTATATGCTGGTCTTGTTGACTACATCAAGAAATTCTGTGAGGATCGTGAATATGAAATAGTTATTCCAGATTCAATGGAACCTGAAACTGATATTCCAGATAACTATGTTGAAGAACTTGCCGAAGAGATTGGTGCAAAATTAAAGCCGCGTGATTATCAAATTCAATATGTTCTCAATGCTCTTCGGAATAGAAGATCACTTTCATTGTCTCCAACATCATCTGGTAAATCATTTATCATTTATCTAATTCAGCAGCACTATTGGAGAGCATTTAATCATCGCACATTGATTATTGTTCCGACAATTTCTCTTGTTCACCAAATGGCCGGCGACTTTATTGATTATGGTTGTGACCCAAAGCAGATTTACAAAATTCAGGGTGGTGTTGATAAGACAACTTCAGCTCCGATAGTAGTTTCAACATGGCAATCACTCATTCGTCAACCAAAAGAATGGTTCGACCAATTCCGTGTTGTGCTTGGAGACGAAGCACACTTGTTCCAAGCAAAATCATTGACAACAATTATGGAAAAACTAACAGATGCACCTTATCGCCATGGGTTTACAGGTACAATTTCGTCAGAGTCAAAAGTTCATAGACTGATACTTGAAGGTGTGTTTGGTCCAATCAAACGCTTTGTTACCACGAAACAGCTTATGGATGAAGGTACTGTTGCGGACTTCAAGGTGAAAGCACTTGTTCTCCAACACGATAAAGAGTCTAAAGATACATTTGTAAGAACTCTCAAAGACATGAAGAAGAAAAATCCTACCAAAAAGAACATGGTATATGCTTTTGAAAAAGAATATCTTTTTGCAAATGAGAAACGAAACAATTACATACAGAAGTTGGTTCATTCCCTCGACAATCAGAATAACCTGATACTTTTTGATTGGGTTGAGAAACATGGTAAAATCTTAGAACCTTTGCTACGCAAAGAAGGACGAATCCTACATTTTATCTATGGTAATACACCTGGTGAAGAACGTGAACGAATTCGTCATTTGATTGAGAATGATCCATTGAAGAGACATGACATACTAGCTTCGTACGGAGTTTTCTCTACAGGTGTTTCTATAAAAAGAATAGACAATGCTGTCTTTGCATCTGCATACAAAGCAGAGATTAAAGTTCTTCAGTCAATTGGTAGAACACTACGCAAAGGTAATGGCTCAGATAAAGCAATCCTCTATGATATTACAGACGACTTGACAGTAGGTTCATTTACGAATTATACTCTCCAACACTTCCGCCGCCGAATTGAAATCTATGCCGCGGAACAATTCCCATTCAAGATATATAATATAGATTTATAGATTTAGGTTTCACCTTTATCTTTATGGATGATAATCCAATTATACCATGTGTCGTGAATTTGTCAACACAAAAGATGGTTCTTTAATTTTAGTTGACAAATGAATAACTTGATATATTATAAAATAAAAAACCAGAAGGAATGTATTATGATACAGAAAAGAGTTAA